CAAAGTAATCCCCAGCATTCATTGGAAGTACAAAATTCCATGCAGCTACCATCTCAGAACTACTAGACCCCGTTAGCTGAAGCTTAGTATTAGAGTCAGGAATATCTACCCCATTTACTCTAGGCCATACCCACGCAGACATCGTACTACCAGCCGTCTTAGCAAGTTGCGCCGAGAACTGAAAGTTATAATACCCCGCTACATTTGTTACGATGTGAGATGTCGTTGTTCCAATAGCAACTTGATTTGATACGGATGTATTATTAAACGGTATAGCGTAAGCCGTATTTATAACAGGTATCGTCTGCTGCGTAGTCAAATAAAAACTACCATTTGGGAATTTAAAAGCCGCTCCCCCTGCAATACTCAGCAGGGATTGGAACGTGTTATCAAGTTGATTGAAGTATAAGCGCAGTACGTTGTTTAATTGGTCAAGGTAGTTACGGCTATATTGCACCTCAGCAAAAGGTAAACTTGGTGCTTTAGGGGTTTGGACTGTATTACTCATCCTCTTTGCCCGTCTTGCTTAATCTCGAGTCGCATAGCACCCAACTGCCACATAGACCCTAGCTGATTGTTATACACTTTAAAAGAAAACTGTCTACCGCGTACACGAATAAATACTTGTCCTGTAAACTTCTCAATAGGCACAGTCGCTGTGCGCGTTACCGCCGCTTCATTTGTTCCGCCAACAGACGCTGGGTCTGTATACCCACTCCCTGCGTTCATCAAAGGGATGATAGAAAGTGTTGCTGTTGGGTTCTCTGTTGTAGAACCCCTAAACGTCATATCAGGCAGGATTCTGCGAATAAACACAAAGTTGTGCCCGTCATCAATATCAGTTTCAGAGCTGGTAATGTAAGACTCAATAGCCGTGGGCGTAGCTGTTTCGTTATTATCAAGACCGTTTTCGTGGTTAACTAAGTTATTTGAGTAAGTAGCTGCAAGAGGGAATTCTAAAATCCCAGAGTCGAGCCAAGCAGTGCGACCCATCGTGCCGTAATACCATATATCTTCAGCGTAGTTATAGATTACATATTTGTTCACCACCGTACTATCGGCAGAGCAGTAGAACCACCAGACTTCGTTAAAGCCTTCATTGGTACTGGCAAAGACTTGTTCGGATTGCTGTGCATTAAAACTATTGAATACGTATTCCCGTAAGTCGCAGTTTTGTGTTTGCACACGACCATCGTATTTATAAAATTTATCTCGCCCCATCCAGTACACAACACCTGACGCAAGGGCGGCTGCGTTCTCACCTACAATAGAGATATTATCACCCATAAGCTGCGCATTCCAAACCAGCGGATAACCTAAGTACTGCATGGAGTAGAGCGTAGAATCCGTCCAAACTAGAATCTCTTGGCGTGTTTGAAGTGCGGTAATAATCTGAGACCCGCGAGTTAGTGTCAGTGACCCTGCTTGATTAGTAGTAGAGGGTGTCCAGTCAGCGGCGTTCTCTTGGTCAGACCAGCGTACTAGCAGTGGGTTTTGAGTAGATACACCGTAGTCATTACAGCCAAAAGCAAATACAAAACGAAAAGTGTCTGATACTGTGATGTAATTCTGAATAGTTGGAACATCTAATGCACCATTAATAGTAGCTAAATTGACCGCACGGTTGGAAATATACTGTGTGCCTGACTGTGTGCCGGTTGTAGTGATTAAAGCTCCAGAGGGTGTAGCAGATACATTAAATATACCAGCGGCATAATTGCGTACATAGTAAGTTGTACCTGTAGTAAGTCCTGTAGGTAATGCACCTGACGTTTCAAAGACTATCGGTGCGCCTTCAGCGTAGAGGTTAGTAGCTGTGATTACAGCGGGTGATGCTATTGTAATAGTAGCGGTAGTGCTTACAAGACCTCTATCTGCATAGTAGTAATACATTGCACCCGTGCGAGGCCCGAAGACTAAATCTTGACCGTAGTTACTCTGTGACCATAAGCGAAGCGAGTCAGATGAAGACTGACCACTACCCCAAGAACCACTACCCCAAGCCCCTGCACCCCAACCACTAGTAGGCGTTTGATAAGCTGGACCTACTGATATCTGATAAACAGCACGAACTGTACCACCGTTCCCAGTATCTGAACTGTTCGCCGCGTACCCTACATTAATTGTATAAGAGTTAGCAGACACGTAGGTGATTTGATACTCGCGGTTAAGCAGAGAGGCTGTAATAGTCCCGCCAAGTCCTGTTGCTCCGTTATAGGTAACATAATCTCCGTTAGCACAACCATGCCCTGCATGAGTTACGGTAATAATCGCCGAGCCAGTAGAGGCCGTAAAAGGGTTAGTTAAGGTGTTTGCTGTACGTATAGGCGTGATGTCGTAGTAGCTACCGCCACGAGAGATATAAAACTTGGAGTTAGTTCCAACTCCTATAAGCGTCACTTGTCCTAGTGTTTCCCATGCCCATAGTGAACGGCATACCCCTAAGTAAGTAGAGGATGATATCTTATTCCAACCGCCTATCTTTTGAGGTGAGCCTTGACGAAAACGAACCTTGTCGCAATCATACCATCCGCCTTCTGTGTAATAGCGGGTATTCTCTCGGTTAACTCCCGACTTAAATACAAGTTTTTTAAGGCCTATTGATGGCATAATTTAATCCTGTTTATCCGTTCCAACGTGCGATTTTACCATCACGTACATCAATATGGGTAAAAGATTTGTAACGCCCAAGACCTCGGCAATCACTGTCAAAATGTTTCATGAGATAGTTTTGCACTTCGCGTGGTTCGATGTCTTTTACTTTAATGTCGGCTGCATTACCTAAGACGTGTTGACTATTCTTTGCGCCGCCCACTTTTGTGTTGTGTGCTTCACATCTTCTACCGCTCATAATGGTAATTGGTTTACCAAACGACTCACGGATGCGGTTAAGTAGCTCTACTAGCTTAGGGTTAACGTCTTTTTCACCACACCCGCAGTGACACTCAAATTCTTCCGGTTTAAAATAGGTGCTCATATTATTTACCTTCTGATGCAAACAACCCAATCATACCAAACACGACACCTGCCGCAGTCAAACCATCATGGATAGGACCAGCTTCAATATTCATTCCCGCCATCGTAGCGAGTGCCGCCACACTCGCGTGAGTTGAAGGCTCTTTTAATCTTGCGTTTAAATAGTTCCATATTTTAAGTATTTTGTTCATTTTAATCTCGCTTAAGTTGACGTTGCATATAGTGGGTAAGTACTACTGTTATACCCTACAGCTACAAATAACCCAGAACTGTTTACTGTTACTGAAAGCATTCGTGCATAAGTTGAACTACCATTCATAGCTGCTGGTGTAGTCCACGTAGAACCATTACTTGAAGTTGCATAAACTGGAACAGTACTAGACCCGTACCCAACAGCTACAAATAACCCAGAACTATTAACTGTTACTGAAAGCATAAGAGCAAATGCAGAACTACTATTCATAGGCGCAGGCGTAGTCCACGTAGAACCATTACTTGATGTGGCATAAACTGGATAACTACTACTATTATCCCCTACAGCTACAAATAACCCGGAACTATTCACTGTTACTGACCGCATATTAGCAACTACAGAACTACCATTCATAAGTGCTGGCGTAGTCCACGTAGAACCATTACTTGATGTTGCATAAACTGGATAATCACTACTGGTAACACCAACAGCTACAAATAACCCAGAACTATTTACTGTTATGGATTGCATATAAGCAGCTACAGAACTACCATTCATAGCTGCTGGCGTAGTCCACGTAGAGCCATTACTTGAAGTTGCATAAATTGGAACAGCACTAGACCCGTACCCAACAGCTACAAATAACCCAGAACTATTTACTGTTATGGATTGCATAATAGCAACTACAGAACTACCGTTCATAAGTGCTGGTGTAGTCCACGTAGAACCATTACTTGAAGTTGCATAAACTGGGTAAGCACTACTGTTATAACCTATTGCTACAAATAACCCAGAACTATTCACTGTTATGGATTGCATATTAGCAGCTACAGAACTACCGTTCATAAGTGCTGGCGTAGTCCACGTAGAACCATTGGTAGAAGTTGCGTATAGTGGGTAACCACTACTGGTAACACCAACAGCTACAAATAACCCAGAACTATTTACTGTTATGGATTGCATAATAGCAACTACAGAACTACCGTTCATAAGTGCTGGCGTAGTAAACCCAAACAGTTTATTAATCCCTGCAAGGATGACTTGCATAATACCCGTCATGACACATTACCCGACACAACGCAAACTGTTGCACTAACAAATAGAATCGTAGCAATACCGCGAGTAGCTAAAGTGATAGATGTTTTAACTGTATTTGTTCCTGCAATATAGGCTGTAGGCGCAGTAGTTGTAATGGTGATACTACCTGTCGTATTGTTAAAAATAGAAATAGCATCGCCATTTGCAAACGTAGAAGTCGGTACGACAATAGACCCGCCTGTTCCAACACCCACATATTTACCAACATCCCCAGTAACTAGAGTATATGCAGTTGTTTTATCCGAGCCTGTTTGCGGAATGTTCTTATACCCTACAGCATTTGTCCCATCAACCGTACAAGACGATAGCGTACCGCTAGAAGGCGTACCTAACGCACCGCCTGTTGAGTATTTACCGTTAAACGTAGACCAATCACTAGAAGATAATGCACCTCTATTTGATGCGCTTGCTGTTGGAATATTTAACGTAATAACAGGGGTTGTTGAGGGGTTTAATACTGATGATGAAACGTCTGTACCAGTAGTACCTAATGTTAAAGCCGCAACTGAAGTGACTGTACCGCCAGAAGTGGATGGTGGCTGCCAACTAGGTGCTGAAGTACCGTTAGATGTTAACACGTAAGTAGCTGTACCAGCAGCAAGCATTGCTGTTGTACCTGAAGCTGTTTGATAGGGTAGTTGCCCTGCTCCGCCCCCTGCTAAGTTGGTAGCTGTTGTCGCTGTTAACGCATTACCTGTCGTACTTTGATTAAGTGTTGGAAAGTCACCAGCTACTGCAATAGTCAACGCGCCTGTTGATGTTGTGCTTTTTAAAATACCCGTAGCTAACGCAGAAGTCCCTGCGCTGTAATCTGTACCAGAAGTCGCCGCTGAAATAGCCGTTCCATTCCCTTTAAGAACACCAGAAATACTAGTTGTCAGCGTAATAGCAGGTGTTGATGTGGGGTTCGATACTGAGCCTGTAAATCCGTTAGCACTAGCAACTGATACTGTCGTTACTGTCCCGTTAGAGGATGGAGATACAGCCGTTACGAAGTCAGAACCGTTCCAAACAACCAATGCACTTTTATTAGTAGGAACACTAATACCCGTAGTAGACGCACCTTTAAGCACTACCGCTGCATCAGATTGGTTAACAACAAAATAGCCTTTACTTCTAGCTGGAGCGATAATATTACGTGATACGCCCGGTGTTCCTGTAGCAATGAGAATTGCACAGCGAGCCTGATTAGGTACGCCAGAACCCGTATCTGTTAAAGTCCAATCACCTGAAGTAACACTAGCCGTTGCCGTCCCTGCAATCGCATCGTCAAGGAGCTGTGTAATACTATTATTTACTTCAGTACCCCAAGTACCAGTAAGCTCACCTTGAACTGGAAGGGCTAAACCTAAGAGCGTGGTATAAGCTGTTGTCATGTTTTTAACCTGTTGTGTTAATTGAACCCCAGTTAGGGGTTTGGGTTGTATCTATAGTGCCCCAGTTAGCAGTTTGTATGGTAGATATATTACCCCAATTTGCAGTCTGTGTATCATCAATTACTTCCCATAAGAAGCGAGAAGTGAACGTGCCATTTGCATAAACAACTTCTAAGATGTCAACCGAAGTACTACCACCACCGATATACACATCTTGAGCTGATACATCACCTGAAAGCGATACGTTATAAGTGCTACCTGCTGGGGTATACTCATCTGTTGCTGTAACTGTTTCAATTACTGTACTAATATTAGGTCCAACCGTTGCGTCAGACGACTCACTACTAGAAACTGTCTCTGTTAAATCAGCCGATATAGCAGATAGGTAAGTATAAACATCAGTAGCTACAGCGCTTTCAGTAAGTGCTGCAAGTAAATAAGCTAAACTATCGACACTATCAAGCGCTGCCACGCTCTCAGTTAATGTTACCGTAAATGAAGCTAAGGTACTGACGCTATCAGTAGCTGTTACGCTCTCGACTACTTGTTCTATATTTGAGGGCGTTTGCTCTACGGTATCTGTTGCAGTGACGCTCTCAGAAATTAAAACCCCATACTGAACTAATGCACTAATACTGTCAGTAGCTGTAAGAGACTCTATAAGGTCTGCATAAGTATTTCTACTAGGTACTGGTGTTAGCCCTGCAAATGGTGCTTCTGCAAATGCAGTAAATCCAAATAAGTTAGCTACTTCGATTGCTGGAGATTGATAAATATCAGACGCTGATACTGATTCAGTAATAGACTTACTATAAACAATACCCGCTGAGTAAGCATCTGAAGTCGTAAGTGACTCTGTTATATACCCGTGATTATCTAATCCAATGTAGGAGTCAGTTGCACTAAGCGTTTCTGAAACGCTCGCAACAATAGTAATCGGACCGCTATTGGGTAGCTGTGCAAACGGGTACTCTGCAAAAGCTATTAGCCCAAACATAATCTTATGGCGCTACTGGAAAGTCTACAGTAAAAGGAAACCCTGCCTGCAAGGTAATATCACGCAGTGATTGTCTATATACCGCCCATGCTAAATTATCAACAGGTGCATCAGCTAATTGTGTCCAATCTGATTGTGTGAGCAAAGCGTTGCGTTTATAGCGTACTTCATTGGCTTTTTGTGTTTTCTCAGCGTCTAACTCATCTTGTGTTTTAGCTTCAACAATCACGTCAAACACTACGCCATTCTCAATATATGGCTCAACAAAGGTTAGTTTTTCTGTTGATGAATGCGCTTTACCAGACTGTATTTGATAAGCATTGCGCTCTTGCGCCCACATTAAGTCAAGACCTTCAGGTGGAAACGATACATTAGGAAACACCTCTGTATGCTCACCATGAGATAGGATTTGGTTATTTTCAATTATGGCTATTTTCATGTTTATGGCCCGTAGGTTGGGAATGGTGCAGTTGGATTAGTAATTGTTGAACCTGTATATCTACAAACGCCTTTAGTTACTCGTAAATCATAAACATATCCTGTAAACCCTGCTGTAGGTAACGCGGAATTATAATTTATATATGCCGTCCCAGCGGAATAATTTGTTGAATATGTCCCTGTCGCAACGGACGATGTATCAAGGTATATTGTTACAAGATTTGACGCATTTCTGGTTACCGCTACATAATGCCAAGAATTTAAAGGCACTGCTGTTGTGCTAGACACTTCAATTGCTACCCCTTGTTGAGCAGTAGCTAGATACCCTAGTGAATTAAGCCCAATTTGAAAACCTGATAGCACAGAAAAAAAAGCTGAAAAATTAGCTGCAGCAGTAAAATAAACCCACATTTCAACTGTAAATTCCCCCGGTAAAGCCAATACAGATGAACTCGTCACCGTTAAATAATTGGATACCCCCGGAAAATACACCGATGACCCTGTATTAAACTTACTTTGTGCAGTGCTAATTACAGTGCTACCAGAAACAGTAGTTGTTAAATTATTACTAGACGAATCTTTAATATTAGCCGTAGTGCCATTTGCGCCATTACCAACAAGCAAATACGACACGCTATTCCAATAAGGGTCGCCCCCTCCGCCAGTAGTTGCAAACCTCGATAACATACTCATCGCACAAACTTCCCATAAATGGTTGTACCTGCATCGCGAGTCCAAAGTAAGCACCAGTCTGTACCGGATGTTTGCAAAGTCACACCATTAGAGGCAAATGTCGTTGTCGTTGCACCCGTAGACGTAATCCAGTTAATAGTCGGCCATGTAATCGTACCCGCTGCACCTAGGTTAACTCCTTCAATTAAAAGCTCACCTAAGTTACCCGATGGAGGCCAGTTTGTAATTGTTAGTGTAGGACTACTCGATGCTGTTGGCGCCCAACGTTGCTGAGAGCCGTTAGTAAAATCTAAAGCCGCTGTGGTAGTGCTATTGTAGTAAACCCAACCTGTATCTTTATACATTGTCCGAGTCAGTGAATAGTCACCGCCCGTTAAGTTACCACCTAGTGTTGATGCACTGAGCGTAATGCCAGAAGGTAATGTAGGCGTACCAGATAAGTTAGTTGCTGTCCCTGTAGTGTTTTGGTTAAATGTAGGCCACGTGAATGTACCTGAGCTAAAGTTACCGCTGGTTGGGGTTCCAAGTATAGGCGTTACAAGTGTAGGGGACGTTGCAAATACGGCAGCTCCTGAGCCTGTTTCATCTGTCAGCATTGATGCTAAATTAGCGCTTGATGGGGTAGCTAAGAATGTTGCTGCTCCTGTACCTAAACCAGACACCCCTGTAGAAATAGGAAGCCCACTACAACTAGTTAGCGTTCCGCTTGAGGGTGTACCTAAAGGGCCACTAGAATATACAGTACGTTCGGCAGGGTAAGTGACAAACACATCCTTAGTACCTGTAAGGAATACAACCAATGCTCCCGCATTGCTAGAAGCTAAAACTGTGTCTCGACTTAATGTATTTCCAGAGGTTGTGTAGGTACCAATACCTACTTCCCAGTTAGGACCACCTTGGTCTGCAATCGTATAAAAGGTAGTGTTGCTGTTACCAATAGCTGACGAGAAAGTCTGGCAGCCTGTCGCTGCCCCTGCTAATGTAATAGCGGTTATCCCTATTGAAGTGGTTGTTTCTCTAACTCTGTCAGCTATTACTAATGCCATCTTAAACCTCGACTAAATCGTCTTCTGCAAACCAACGCTCGTGTGAATCACCTTCAACATTAACCCAAGAAATCAAATACTGAATGTCACCTTCTTGACTTACGCTAAGTGCACTAATCACGCCTTGGGGCGCAGGGATGCTCACTTTAACTTCTTGACCTACTTTAAAACTTGCAGCCATGATAATCTCCTAGTCTTGGGCAGTGTATGTGATAAGTAGCGAATCCAAATTAACAACACTACGACTACCACCAGTAAAACTACCTGCTGAATATAATGTCCCTGATGTCCCACTTATAGTATTATCTGTAGTTAAAAATGCACCTAAAATAGTTGCCGTTGCATTGATATTAAATGTCACTGCTGTAGTGTTTGAAATACTTCCTGTACCGGCAACACCTGGATTAGAACTACCTCCTGAAGCTGTAGCTGTACCAAAACTAATTAAAGGTCTTGTAGCATTAGAATATGCTGCACTTTCAACCCATCCAGCATGAGAACTCATTGTGTCGCCAGGAGCGTAAGTAGTAAATCCTGCATTGTTTACGAGCCCTAAATAGAATGCGGCTGTATAAGCAGTACCTTTAAAATATTTGGTCAGTAAGTCTATTTTCCCTGTGTTAACAACAATATTTTTAAAGCTATCTTCCCACTTTAAATTACCATCAGCATCAAAACATTTAACTTCGTACGAGCCTGTAATACTTACCTGCTCCTGTGTATCACCAGCGCGAGCAATCTCAGCACCACTAATATCAACAGGATTTAATCTTTCTGTGTGCATATTTATGTCCTAATTGGATGAGCGAATAATAGCTGAAGTTGCTGTGTTCGCCGGAAAGGTTATTGTAAAAGTTGAAGTCGTTGTTTTATCGCTACCAAAGTCCAGTACAGCGACAGAGCGATTAGCTCTAGAGCTATTATATATCAACGCGCCACGTACTGTGAAACTTGCTGAAGTCCACGAGATATTATTAAAACTAATGTATGCCGTACCATCAGACGCATTTACTGTTGGAGCTACTAATGCTTTACCGCCTGCTGTATATCCAGTGCCCGTAATCTCACCTGTAGCAGTGTAAGCAGTGGTATCTTGATTCAGCGTAGCGTTAGCTGTGTACAAAGCAATTTTAAACGTATCCGTAGTGAAGTTATGCACGCCTTTATAAAGCTCTTCTTTAAAGCTAGTTGTTTGGCCTTGTACTATCATCTAACAGGTATCCTTGCTTGGCCGTTACGGTACGCATCACCTCTGTCTTTGCCCGTAGCTAATGTATTGAGTAAGTTCATAGCTTCTTCGTAGCGTTGACGATAATGAGTCATAATGTCTGCATCGCCTTTAAGGAACGTGTACGCTTCTAATATAGAGCCATACAGCAACGCAGAGTCAAAGTTTTCACCTAGCCATGTATTACCACCAGACTCTTCACTTGTAATAGAAGGCGGGTAGTAGAAGTAGTGAAGCTCTGTTTCATACTGCACATCAGGTGTAGGTCCTAAGATAAACGTCAATTCATTGACATCATCAGAACGTGGTCCAAAGATAGCATAATACTTAGGCGTCCCATAACTTGTTGGACTTGGGTAAGCTTCGCGAATGAAGTTAACGTCTTTATTTAAAAGGTAGGTGTACTCACCGGATGTAGGGTGAATAACCGCAATAGAGTAAGCCGATAGAAAGTCACTTGGGCATTGCAGGTATTTATTTTGCAGGGTAACTATACCCGTGACGTTTTTACGCAAGTCTGGAAGCTGTATTGAATTGTAAATACGCTGCTCCGCCTCTTGAATAAAGAGGTTAACTTGCGCAGTAGAAAACGTGTTCTCTACATAGTCTTGAATTGCTGCTGCCAGTTCTGCGTAAGTCATAGCTTATGCCATCGGTCCGCGTGCGATTTTACCTTTCGTTGCAGCGCCGTTTCCACGAGTTTTAACACCAGACGTTTTAATGCCTGTCTGTGGATAGCCTGCTACTTTAGGAGTAGGTTCTGTTTTAATTTTGCCTGTCATGGTAGTTCTCT